ATCAATGGATGCCTACTTAAAGGCCATTACAAAATTCTCTAAGTGATAATAAATAAAGTATAAACAAACACTTTCCAAGACAAACGGAGATTCCACAAATGTACAATTCAACCCACTTACAAGAAAAGTGGTCTCCTCTTTTAGATTGTGAAGGCCTTGATCCAATCAAGGATTCACACAGAAGAGGTGTTACTGCAATCCTTTTAGAAAACCAAGAAAGATTCCTCAGAGAAGAAAGAGGTATTCTTTCAGAAACTAGCCCAACAATGTCGGCTGGAACTGGTGGCTTTGGTGGTGGTACTTATGGTACTGCTGCTGCTACTGGCCCTGTTGCAGGTTTCGATCCAGTTCTGATCAGCTTGATCAGACGTTCAATGCCACAACTCATTGCTTATGATATCTGTGGTGTTCAGCCAATGACTGGCCCAACTGGTCTTATCTTTGCGATGAGAACCCGTTATGCTAATCAGTCTGGTACTGAGGCATTCTTCAACGAAGCTGATTCCACCTTCTCCGGTCAGAACAGACAGCAAACCCTCAATGCAGGTTTCGCTGATGCTAATGCTGGTATCGGTACAACCACTCAGCGTGGAACTAATCCCGCAATCTTAAATGATGTCGGTGTAGTTGCTGGTATTGGTTCAACCGACTATAACGTTGGTGGTTCAATGTCAACTGGAGAGTCTGAAGCTCTCGGTGATAGTGGCACAAACAGCTTTGCAGAAATGGCTTTCTCAATCGAGAAAGTTACAGTTGCTGCTAAGTCCAGAGCACTCAAGGCAGAGTATTCGTTAGAACTCGCACAAGACCTCAAGGCTATTCATGGTCTTGATGCTGAAGCTGAGCTTGCTAACATCCTCAGCACTGAAATTCTTGCTGAAATCAACCGTGAAGTAGTTCGTACCGTTTATAAGATCGCTGAAGCTGGCGCTCAAACAAACGTTGCTACTGCTGGTTACTTCGACCTCGATGTTGACTCCAATGGTCGTTGGTCAGTTGAGAAGTTTAAGGGCCTACTCTTCCAGCTTGAGAGAGATGCTAACGCAATCGCTCAAAGAACTCGTAGAGGAAAGGGCAACATGATCATCTGTTCTGCTGACGTAGCTTCGGCTCTCACCATGGCAGGCGTTCTTGATTATACCCCAGCCTTGAATGTTGGTCTTAATGTAGATGACACCGGCAACACTTTTGCTGGCGTAATCAACGGTAAGTATAAGGTCTATATCGATCCTTATGCAGCTAACGTTTCAGCTCAGCAGTACTACGTTATCGGCTATAAGGGTCAGAACCCTTATGATGCTGGTATGTTCTACTGCCCCTATGTACCTCTCCAAATGGTTCGTGCCGTTGGTCAGGACACCTTCCAGCCTAAAATTGGCTTCAAGACCCGTTATGGAATGGTTGCAAACCCATTCGCTGAGGGAACCAATCAAGGTTCAGGTGCTCTTCGTGTTAATGCTAACCGCTACTACAGAAGAGTCCAGGTTACCAACCTCATGTGAGCTAGAATTAAAGGATCACTCACAAGGCCCCCTTCGGGGCCTTTTTTTATGATCTAAATAGGGTTAAAGGATTGATGATATGGCATTCGCAAATCAAATAGGAAATAGAAATTTACTATCGCCTAATGGATTTAAATTTTCTCTAGCAAAGTATCCTAAGGTAGACTTTTATAGTAATAAGGCATCCATACCTGGCATATCTCTTGGAGTTGCAATTCAACCAAATCCATTTAGAGATCTACCCGTTCCTGGAGATAAGTTAGAATATAATGATCTCTCATTAAATTTTTTAATAGATGAGGGAATGGAGAATTATCTGGCAATCTATGATTGGTTAATTTCTCTTGGATATCCAGAAAATATAGATCAATTTAATGAGCTAAGAAGAAATCAAAGATATAACGCATCAGAAGACTCTAGGGATATGTACAATCAATATTCTGATGGAAGTTTGGAAATTTTAAATAGTAATTTAAAACCAATATATAGAGTTAAATTTAAAGATCTTTTTCCAGTATCTCTAAACACCCTGGAATTTGATGCAACTCAAAGAGACTATAACTACTTTACCGGAATAGTATCCTTTAAGTACACTATTTTCCAAATGCAAACTCTTGATGGAAGAATTCTATGACCCTGGACGATATTCAAAATTTATGGCAAGAAGATTGTATAATTGATCCAGACAATTTACATCTAGAATCGATAAAAGTCCCATCATTACATTCAAAATACTACAACATTTATAATAACATATTTTTACTCAAAAAGATGGAGGAGGATAAATTTAAACAGGTAAGATTTAATAAGTGGCAATACTATACGGGAAAGGTTCCAGCAGATGACGCTACTGCTGAAAGATGTGACCATAAGGTAATGAAACATGACCTAGACAAGTATCTAGATTCAGATGCAGATCTAAGAAAACTTATAGCAAAGATTGACTACTATCAAACAATTCTCAATTATTTGGATAGCATCCTAAAGACAATTAAGGATAGAACATATCAAATCAAAAATGCCATAGAGTTTCAAAAATTTACACACGGGTATAGTTAATGAGTCATTTAATAATCTCTAAGAAGAATGAAGTATATTTAAAAATTCAATCCGAACCTCACGTATTTCAAGAATTATCCGATAGGTTCACATTTGAAGTTCCTAATGCAAAATTTATGCCCCAGTATAGAAAAAAGTACTGGGATGGGAAAATTAGATTATTTTCAAATGCAACTGGAGAAATTTATGTTGGTCTATTAGATAAAG